TGATCAGCAGCGTGACCAGCACGAAGCCGATGACCGAGTCGACGGCGGCGGGTGCGACCAGGATCCCGAAGGCACCCAACAGGCCGACCACCGCCATGACGGCCATACGGACCAGCGCCGGCTCCAAATGCACGAGCCTCCACCACCACGTATCCTGATCTTGGCTCATGTGAGACTCCTTCGCACTAGCCCACCGATTCGTCTTTTGGGATCTCCACGCCCGCCCTCTTCAGCGCCGCCACAAGCACGGCCTGGTAGGCCTGCATGTCGGTGCGCTGCTGGTTGACGATCTGGTGCACTTCGCCGAGCTTCATATTGGTGACCTCCGTCGCGAGGGCCACCCGTTCGTTCTGTTCCACCAGCAGCTCCGCCGCCTGCGCTGCCTGCGCCGCGGCCTCGACCACCCGTTCAGCGACCTCGTCCTGGCGGGCGAAGTCCTGGCGTTTGAGCAGCCACTGCCCGAAAAAGCCAGCGCCGGCCACGATCAGGGCAACCAGGACGGCTTCCATGTCACACGGTTTCAGCGCGTTGCGCACCGCGGAACGCGGCGTCTTCGAGCGCGGCGAGCACCTCGGGGTCGAGCAGCGCGGCCTTCAACGCGGCCGGGTCAACCGGCGGGCGTTCGGGCAGGGCGTCCACCTTGGCCTCCAGCCGTGCCACCGCCTTCAACGCGGCGGTGGTGTCGCGGGCAACGTTGAACACGAACGTGTTCAACGCGATCGTCGGGTTGGTGGCGGCGTCGGAATAGCCGTTCCTGAGCTCGTCGTACTTGGCGACGGTGGCCCACTCGTCCTTGGTCAACATGTCGTCGTCGTCTCCCGTCAGGATCTCGTACAGGTCGGTGTGGTCCTCGTCGGCCCGGCCCCGGTCAAAGCTCAGGTGCAGGTGCCACAGGTGCGAGTCGTCGGACGTGGCGACCCGGTTGGAGATGTTGTCGTAGCCGTCAACCCGGTCGTCGCCGTCGGTGTTGCCGTACCACTCGGTGAGCTTCTCCAGCTTCCCAGCCCGCACCGCGGCGTCGAGGCGCTGGCAGGCGGCCAGCAGCGCCGCGCGGGGGATGGTCGCGTCGAGCGCGCACAGCCAGTCCCCGTTCCCGCCGGAACGGTCGCCGGCAGTACGGGACACCGAGTAGGTCCGGTTGGTGCAGTAGACCGAGGCCAGGACCCAGTTGCGGGAGCGGTGGTAGCCGCGCAGGTGCCGGTTGTCGCCCTTACACCCGATGTGCGTCCAGCCCAGGTCGTAGAAGGCCTGCAACCGGGTGACGAGGATCCGCAGGTTGGGCGGGATGAACTCAGCGGCCCATTGCGGCTCCTGCTGCAGCTCGGCGTAGGTCGGCATGGGGTCCTCCCGTCTGTGATCTGACAGCGACGGCGTGGCATCGATGTGGGACAGTTGATGTATGACCCTCTTGGTCGCTGTGCTGGTCCTGCTGTTCGTTGCCTGCGTCGCCGGCAGCGCCGTCTACCGCCACGGCCGTAGGTCGCTGGTCGACGTCATGGCCGCGAGGATGGGCCCCGGCGAGGGGGACCTGGTGTTGGAGCTTGAGGTGGCGCTGGGTCGGGACGAGATCGAACGCCTCGACCGCGCCATCCGCGGCCGGTGAACTGGATCTGGGCCGGCTTCGCCGCGCTGGTGGCCGGACTGGTCGCGCCGCTGGTGATCGTGCGGATGATGGACAAGGGTCGGCGCCACGTCGACGAGTACGACTGGCAGTGAGCTAGAGCGGCAGCGGGTAGACCGCGACGTCGCGGTCGAAGATGGTGGCGTTGCCGGCCGACGACACCTTGTGCCACAGCGACACGTTGTAGGTGCTACCCGCCGTCAGCCCGGTAACGAGGCGGTGCCGGGACGCCTGTAGCCGGTCGGCCGCGCCGGTCTCCAGCGCGGACTGGTCGCCCGCCGCGGAGACGACCGTGCCGGATCCGATGGTGCCGCCGGTGCGAACCTCGGCCGAAGACAGTCCACGTACGGCGGCGGTGTTGGACTGGATCCGAGCAGCCCAGATGACCAGCACCGCGCCCGAGGTCGGCGCGACGAAACTCTGTCCCACCGTGGTCCCGCCCAGCGCGTAGGCGGTGTCGGTGAACGCGGTCTCATCGGTCGAGTCGATATCGGAGACGGCGTCGGTGGCGTCCAACGCCCGCAGGGTCTGACCGGCGTCAGGCAATGCAGCCTCCCTAGATCGCGTAGTAGGCGGGTTCGGCCAGTGACAGCGCCGTACCGGCGGGCAGCGTCTTGGCCACGCCGTTGACCGGCGTCTGCGTGATGGTGAACGTCTGCGGGCTCGACGCGCCGGAGACGGCGGTGACGGTCAGCACCACCCCGCCGCAGCGGATGTCGAACGGAACCTCATCCGCGTCGACGGTCCACAGCTGACCCAGCGTCGTCGCCACACTCATCGACGTGTCGGTCCCGGCCACGAAACTCGCCGCCAACTCACTGCCCGCCGTGTCGTAGCGGTGGGTACCGGCCGCGTCGGGGTCGGTGGCGGAGCCGTAGACGCCAACGTTGTACGGCTCGGCCGGTGCACAGTTGAGTTCAACGTCCCACGTCACCGGGTCCATAAACTCGCCGTAGCCCTCGATGAGTAGATCGGCCGGGTCGTAGGACACAAGATCGGGCAGGGTCGTCAACGCGATCCGCGACCCGATGTCGCAGGTCAGCCAGGCATCGACCAGCGCGTAGTTACGTCGCAGGTTGGTCACCACGTGCGGCCAGCGCAGTTCATCAACGGTGCCCAGCGCCAGCAGCCACGACGCGTGATCTCGTAGCCGGCCGACGGATGCGATGTTGCGGGCAGGCGAGTCGTCGTAGCGGCCCACCGTGTCGACACCCAACGGCCCGTCCTCGTCGACCGACGTCGCGAACCCGCCCCCGGTACGGGTGACCGTGATGTCGTTGCGGGTCAACTGGTCGTCGTCGGTAGGTTCCAGGCTCGGCGCGATGTGGCCCGAGTCGTAGTCCAGGGTCAAATCAACACTGCGGTTGTAGCGCTTCGACGGCGGGTCGAAACCCAGATCTCCGGTCAGCCGCTCGACCAGCAGCCCCTCGGCGGCAGCCTCGCACTCGCGCAGCAGGCCCACCAGTGTCTGTGTGGTCTGCGGCCCCATCGCCTCCGTGTCCCCGGCCGCAACGTCGGCCGCGATGGACTCCTCGGCGCACAGCCGGGCGAAACGCGTCGCGGCAGCCTCCCCGACGTGGCCGAACCCCGCTTCGTAGAGTGCGGCGATAGCGGTCTCTATCGCAGACGTCGTCCCGGACAGGATCGTGGGATGACCGAAGGAGACGACGGGCACCGTGGTGCTGCTGTCGGTCGAAGCAACTGCCCGCATCCCGGTCACGTCGCCGAGGGCAACACTGGTGACGGTGAGTGTGTCGATCAGCTCGCCGTCCAGCCAGATGTCGGCCACGACGTCAGAGCCGGACGTCTCGAAGGTGGCGGAGAGCTGGCGCCATGCGTCGGTAAAGTCGAGCTGCGTCGTGGACGCGCCGAGGACACCTCCAGCCTCATCGAGCGCGGCGATGAGGACATCGGCACCGCCATTGGGCGCGGCGGAATGCCCCGGCGGGAACTGCGTGATGTTCAGGCTCCACGCCGCCACCCCACCGGAGGCGAACAGCCGCATCGCGGCGAGTGTCTGCGCGTCATGACTTGTCGCATCGATGACGTCGGTACGCGTCCAGAGCGACATGCCGTAGGCCGGACCGGCCGGGACCGGCACTGTCGCCTGGACGCCGGCCACGCTGGTGTTCAGGGCGATACTCGGCAAGGCCCCGGATCCGGCCAGGGTGTCATTGGCCGACCATTGCGTGACGACAACGCTCGGGACGGCGGGCCACGGTGATGTGGTGATCTGCCTTGCGTTCGGCACGCCCGGGATCGGCGATGGAATCGACGTCACCGACGACCCGAGGTCCTCCATCGGCCAGTAGGCGGCAGTGGTGGACTGGCCAACGGTGCCCCGCTGCAGCGCCGACTTCAGCGGTGCGGCACCCTGCCCCAACCGTCGCAGGATGCCATCGGCGCGGATCGGGACCCAGAAGTCGGATCCGCGCGGATTCCACCGCTGCGGCCACTCCGACACGAAGCCGACGAACCGGGTCACGTACGCGTCGCCCGGATCGGCCCGCACCCGCACCCGCAGCGGGGTATTGCGCCCGATGGTGCCGTAGTACGCACCGAGCGGGTTGCGCGGACTGAAGTCGCCGGTGCGGTTGTCGAAGGTCAGGCTGCACGTCGACGGGACGGCGAGGGACTGTTCATCCCGCCGGCCGCGGGTGATGCGCACCCCGTCCCGCGCGTACACCGACGCGGACAGCGCCGTCCACGACCAGGTCGACGGGTCGGCGTTCGGGTCAGCGCCCAGCGCCAGCGAGACCTCGCAGTCCAGCGGCGGGGTGGGCCACGCCACTAGTTGCTCACCGCCGCCAGCCGCAGCCCGCGGCGACGCAACTCGGCGTCAAGGTCGGTGATCAGCCGGTCCATCAACGCCGAGCCGCTGAGCGTGATCGGGTGCGCGCGCATGCCGCCACCCGAAGAAGCCTTGTTGGCCATCGAATCGGCCTGCGCCTTTGTGGCCACGAAGTGCTGGCGGTCGGAGAACAGCACTTCGTCCGCGTGGACCCGGAACGGCTCATGCGCCGGGCTGGTACCGCCGTGCTGGAACTCGGTGATGTGTCCGCCGCCCACCACCACCGCGCCACCAGCGGTGATCTTCGGCGGCGTGCCCCGGGTGAAGAACGAGGTGATGACGTTGATGCGATACTCGCCGGCCATCTCACGCAGCTCTTTCTCGGAGATGCCGGCGTTGGCGGCGATCCTCTTCAAGCGGGTGATGTTGGCGTCGTAGATCGTGTTGGCCTCGGCGGTCGATACGCCGCTCTCGATCATCGCCGCCCGGTGGTCCTGCGCCGCCTTGACCGCGTCGCGGAACGCCTGCCGGTTGTTGCGGCCCTTCTCCGTGTTGGCGTCGATCGTGCGACCGTTCTCCTTCAACGACGCGGTCACGTCGTCGATGGCGGCCTCGTAGTCGTCCGACGCCTGCGCCGAGTTCATGGACTGGTCGAGGAAGTCCTCGATCTTCCCGTTCAGGATCGAAACCTCACGCTGCGCCTGCGCCGCCGAGTCGCCGACGTCTTTCACCGCGCCCGCGTAGTTGCGGATCTCGTCGCTGTGCGCCCCGGCCGCCGTGCCGTAGTTCACCGCCGCGTCCATCGCCAGCTCATTGCGGGTCTTGGTCCGCTCCGACACGTCGCCGAGCTTTCCGATCACCTCGATCAGCCCGAACATCGGTACCACGTCGAAGACCCGGTCCAAGAGCGGGTTACGGGTCAGCGCGTAGATGCGCGACAGGCCAGCCATGACGTCGCCCAGCGCCACGACCGTGTCTTCGGTGAGATCCAGCGCGTCCTTGAATGCCAGCGCCGCCTCACCGCCAGCGCGCGACATCGACGTGAACATGTCCCCGAACGCCCCACCGAGGTCCGCCAGCTCCCGGTCCAGGACCCGGAACACCGGCGGGGCGCCTTTGGTGATGGCGTCGTGAAGACCGGGACCCATCTCCCGCACGAAGCCGGCCGCGCCCGAGGCGATGTCGTCCATCAACGGCGCGGCGGCGGTCAGCGTCTCGGCGATCTTCGCGTCGCGGAATCCCTGACCGAGCGTGCTCGCCGCGTCGATCATCGGCTGGACGAACGCTTCCCCGGCCGGGCGCAGTTCGGACATGATCTGGTTGCCGAGCATCTTCCACGCCGCCACGACCTGCGGGTTACGGGCTGCGAGGACCGCGCCGCCGATGACCCCGCCGAGTCCGACGGTGCCCACCACGGCGGCGGAGATGATCCCGCCCAGTACGGGTGCCATCGCCAACCCGAGCGTCGTACCGCCGAGGATCGCCGCACCACGCAGGCGTGCACCCAGACCCTGGATGCCGCCGATGGCCTCCATCAGACCCTCGACGAACCCCGTCCCGGCCGCGGTGCCCGCGGCGCTGCCGATCGCCGCGCCGCCGCCGATACCGCCCCGACCGCCACGTCCGCCGGGGACGACCGGAATGCCCCCGGTGCTGCGGGACAGCTCAGCGCGCAGTGCCGCCGCCTTCTTGCGGGACTCCTCCAACGCGATGGACAAATCCGCCGCGTCGCCGCCGGTCGCGTCGAACGAATCACCCAACCGGTCCGAGTCGCCCTTGAGGGACCTGATGTCCTTCGCGGCCTGGTTGAAGCCCTTGGAGTCGGCGCGGGAGACGACCCGGAGTTCGATTTCTTCAGCCATCGTCACCCCACTCCTCGTCCATGTCGTCGGAGGGAATCGACAGCCTCATGTCCACATACCGGCGGTGCCGCTTCCACCGCCGCCAACTCAGGCGGTCGATCTCTTCCTCACTCAGGTGGAGGAACTCCCGGAAGGCGTCGTCGTAGAAGTCTCGGAGCTCGGCGAGAGCGCTGGGTCTTTTCCCGGGTCCCGCCGTGTCTGGATCTTCAGCCAGTGCGCCGAGCCGGCGTCATCCCACGACGCGTCCACACCGTTCTGGCGCAGCAGCATCCACACCGCTGCCTGAGGCTGCCAGCGCGGGGGGACCGGTTTCGCGTCCGGGTTACCGGCCTGCTCCAGCGTCAGGGCACCCACGAACGGCTCGGGCCAGTCGTCCGGGTCGAAACCGAACCGCACGGACAACTCCTCCAGGTCGACGATGGAGATGTCGAGCCAGTCGGCCTCCAGCCACTCGTCGACCTTGAACCGCTCCCGGTCCTTGTCGCACAGCCGTATCTGCAGCACCTAGTGCTCCACGTCTCGTTTGATGGCACCCAACTCCTGGTCGATCTCGCGCACGATCTGCGGCCGGACCGCCTTGAGCGGGTCGGAGGAGAACCCGGCCGGGATGTGCTGGCGGTGCCAGCGCCACGTGCTGCGCGGGCCGGACGGCCACGACGGCGCCCGCAGCTCGCCGCGTTCCAGCGCACGCACCGCCCGGCCCCTCGGCCCGCCGGTGGGGGCCGAAACCTTCACCGACACGCCGGGGGACGAGCCGGCGAACCGCACCGACGTGGTGGCGCGAAGATCCGACACCAGCACCGGGGTGTAGCCCGAAGGCATGTAGCGCGGTGCCATCCCCAGCAGGGTGGGGAAGTACACCCGGCGCACCGAGCGGCCCACCGCGGTGGAGATCCGGCGCTGGAAGCGTCGCCCCTCGCGCACCAGTTCTGCCGCGGTGGTGTCCAGCTTCTCCTCGCCGATGACGACGGTGCTCAGCAATTAGCCGACCTTCGAGATCGTCGACGCGGCGTTCCACGACGCCGACACCGTCACGGCGGAGTCCACGCCGCCGTCGATGTTCATGTCGACGAGGATCGTGCCCCAGAAGTACTTCGTGTTGCTCAGGATGTCCGGGTAGAGGTAGAACTTGCGCGCCAACCCGTCGATCGCGGCGGTGTAGGTTTGGGCTGTGCTGTCATCATAAAAGCCATTAAAGGTACCGACGGCATCGGCCATGCCCGAGACGTAGGTCTTGTTGGTGTCGCCCATCGCCGACACGTCGGCGCGGTCGGTGGAGTGGTTGATCGTCCACCGGGCGAAGAACGGCAACGGTTCCGCGCTACCCGAGCCGGTGATATCGAGGTATACCCGACCGCGCTTCCCGTGAATACGTGCCATGTTTCGATCCTTCCGTGTAGCGGGCTAGCCGAGGAGCCGCAGCAGCTCCACCGCGTGATTGCTGAACGTGCGGTCGGCGACCGCCTCGCGTGCCTTGGCCGCCAACACGGCCCTCTCATCCGGCCGGTCCAGCCAGTACCGGACCAGGTCGGATGCCTCGGCCGGCGAGTCGAAGGTGGGCAGCATGCCCAGCACCTCGTCACCCTCGCCGCGGTGATCGCGCAGGAAGAACAGCCCACACGCGGCCATCTCAACCTCGCGCGGGCCCATCGACCAGCCCGCTGACAGTTCGGGTCTCTGCGACTCGCGCCGGTACAGGTTCAAACCCATCCGCGCCGAGCGGTACACGTCGACCGTCTTCACGTTGTCCAAACACTCGTCGGGGTCATGGGCCAGGAACGGGTAGATCGGCGAGGACTCCTCGACGCCCTGCCAGTTGCCGGCCAGCAGGACATCCAGCCCGTCAAGGTCCATCGCCTCGAAGAACTGCACCCGGGACCCGAAGCCGGTGCCGACGAAGGCGAGGTCGCACTCCAGCTCCGGCACCGCCGGGCCGGGGCAGTGCAGGCTGGGCCGGTGGGCCTTCGGCAGGTAGAAGGTGGTCGCGATCCGGCGGTACGCGTCGAGGTGGGTCGGGTCGTCGATCAGGTTCACGTCCGCGTACGGGGCGAGCTTGATCTGCCGGTCGTGCTCGTAGGGCTCCTCGGTGTGCAGGATCACCACCCGGGTCCCGCTACGGCGGGCCCGGTCGAGCAGCCCGACGGGGATGAAGAACCCGGAGATCACCAGCAGCACATCCGGGCGGGCCTTGTACAGCGTGGCGTAGAGCCCGTTGACGGCGAGCTCGTAGGACTGCTCGGCGCTCAGCATCCGGGTGAAGGTGTGCTCGCCGACCTGCCGCAGCGCGGAGGCGTAGAAGGTGAGCCGGTCGTCGAGGTTGTACTCGACCACGTCCTGGCCGCACCCGTGCAGCGCCTCAACCCAGCCGGCGTAGACGTCCTGCACTGAGAAAGGACGGGCCCGGCTGGGCTACCACCCACCGCACCGGCGTTCTCCCTTCTCGTTCACGACACGGCCACCATCACCGGGATCTCGAAGCCCAGATACCGCTGCGCGGTCTCACCGGCACCCCAGGCGAACTCGCCGAAGTTGCGCGCCTGCGACGTCACGGCGTAGTCCCAGTCCGCCGTGGCACCGGAGTCGATCACGGCCCGCACGTCGTCAGCACCGGTAGAGAGGTAGTCGGCCAACGCGTCCTGGCTGGAGCGGTCGGACACCTTCTGCACCAGCACCAGCACGACGAAGGACAGGTCCTGCGCGCCGTCCATGCTCACGTCGGTGCTGAACACACCCGGAACTGGCATGAGCACCGCCGCCGGGGGGTTGACCGAGTCCGGCACGGTGGCGTGCGTGCGGGGGATCACCGCCGCGACGCGGGCGGCCAACGCGTCGCGGATCGCGGTGACGTCCATCAGGCCACCAGCACCGGGTGGCGCTGGTAGGGGCCCAGCATCCTCGCGGCCAGCGGGTTGTCACGCACCCGGATGATGCCGAACTGGCTGTAGCCGCCCACCCCGAACGGGGAGTCTTTCAGCTTGAACGTCTCCGCCGCCACCACCAGGCAGGCCTGTTTGACCGGGCTGGGCACCGACGGCCAGCCCCACTTCGCGGTGACCTGCACGCTCGGCCGGACCCCGCAGGGGAAGCTGCGGCCCACCGCCAGGATGCGGTAGTAGGGCCAGCCGAGTTCGCCGGCGACGATCTGGTTGGACGGCTCCAGGCTGTACTCGGCACTCGTCCAGGTCGTCTCGTACGTGGCGTCGTCGCCGGCGTCGGTTTTCACGACCAGACCGGTGGCGGTCCAGAAGTCGTCCACCACCGCCAGTGCCGACGTGCGGGGGTGGAAGGTTCTCGCCGTGGCGGCAAGCGACGGCCAGAACGCCCGGTCGCAGAAGTGCTCGATCCCGCGGGATGCCGACTGCAACGCGTCCTGCAGCTTCGCGTCATCGGCCGTGTCGCCGATGCCCATGTACGCCTTCAGGTCGGTGATGCCGGCGTAGGTGGGCGGGCCGGGGTCGGCGACGAACACCGACCCGGCCGCGACGTCGACGACGGTGCCGGAGACGCTCCACACCCACGACCACAGCCCGGCCAGGTTGAGGGTGAACGCCGCGTCGTACTGGCCGGTGGACGTGTTGGTGACGCTCGGGTTGGTGACCGCGGCGGCCGGGTCGGTGACGGTCAGCGTGACGGTGGCGTTGGTCAACGCACCTAGGGAGTTGTAGGACAGGTACTGGATGTTGATCCGGTCGCCGACGTCGCGGATGCTCACAGCACACCCCCGATCGTGGTTGATGCGTAGATACCGGCCGTGGTCCGAGAGCCGGTCGGCCGGCCGGGGCCGACGGATTCGCCACCCGAGGCGGCGCCGGTGAAGGCGAAGGCACCTTCGGCGGTGCCCGTTACGACCAGCGACACCACGCCCGAAGCCGAGCCGGTGAAGGTGAGCGCGGCCTCGGCGGTGCCGTTGACCTCGGCTGATACCACCCCCGCAGCAGCAGCGCCGAAGGTGAGCGTGACCGATGCGATGCCGAGGCGGCCGACGGTGCCCACCGCGGTGGCGGTGAGGGTGTAGGTACCCTCGGCGGTGCCGTTGGTCTGCCCTTCGACCTGACCGGCAGCCGAACCGGTGAAGGTGAGCGCGGCGGTGGTTTGGCCGAGCACGCCGGGGACCCCGGCCCCGGTACCAGTGAACGTGAACGTCCCGGCGGCGGTGCCGGGGTGGTCGACCAGCCCCGACCCGGTTGTGGTGGACGTGAACGTAGCGACGGCGGCGCCGAGCACATCCGGCACCCCGGCAGCCGTGGCACCGAAGGTGAAGGTGCCGTCGGCCTGGCCCTCCACGGCCGGTGCCCCGGACGCACCCGAGGCGGCGCCGGTGAACGTGAAGGTGCCATCGGCGGTGGAGGCGACAGCCCGTACCCCGACGGCCGAACCAGCGAAGGTGAGCGCGGCTTCCGCTGTGCCGGCGGTCTCGGGAACCCCGGCTGCTGTACCGGTGAAGGCGAACGAACCCGCAGCGGTGCTGGTGGTCTCCGGAACCCCCGCCGCTGTACCGGTGAAGCTGTACACGCCTTCGGCTGTGCCTTCGACCGCGCCACCCGCCACACCCACGAGCGCGACCATCATGAGTGCTTTGAAGTTCGCGAACAGGCTCAACGTCGCCGTCATAGCCCCGGTCGCGCCGGCGGTGGCCTTCTCGCCCGACGCCATGGCGAGCCCGCCGCCGGTGCCGACGTTTCTCCAGTTGTCGATCTGCTCGGCCACGTTGGCAAGGCTCGCGTTGGCCCAGCCGGTAGCGCCGGCGGTGCTGTTGGCGTCCTGCCCGGTGCTGAAGGCGTACAGGCAGAGCACGTCGTTGTTCGTGGTCGTCGCGCCCGGAATGCTGACCGACGTGTCGGCGACCAGCTCCGTCGACGCCGGTGCCGCCTCGTACGGGTTGCCGCTGGTGCGGCAACCCGTAACGACGATCATGGTTCCGATTTTGTGGTTGGCCGCCGAGGTGATGGTCGGCGCCGCTTCGCTGGCGGTCAGCCGCCGCCAGATCGCCGTGAGCCGGGTTGTGGTGCCCGACGCGACGGGAATCGACGCCGCCACCACCCAGTTCGTGGGCGGGGTGATCGTCTCCGAGTTGGTTTCGATGAACGTGACCGCCACGTCGTCGGCGACCGCGGTGTACCCGGCGGGGTAGGCGGGGGTGATGTTACCGGTGCTGAACGCCTGCGCGCCGACGCCGACGACGGTGGGCATCGCCACGCGTCATCACCCCGGGTCGGGGCTGAAGCCGTAGGAGGTCACGTCCTCGATCGACGACGACGCGAAGCTCTTCTCTCCGATCGTGTTCGGGCCGACGTACTGAGAATCATCGGCGCCGCCGTAGGTCCACGTCAGCGTCCCGCCGCGGGTACCGGCCGGTGTGGTGGCGAGCAGGCCGAGGATAGCGGCCGAGTTGGGGTCGAGCCGGCCATAGACGCTGAACGTGCCACCCTCGGCCTCGAACAGCCCGACCACTTCCGCCGGCTTGACAATCAACTCGAACAGCACCGCGTGCACACCGGCGTCGGGGTTGGCGTCTTCGCTGAACCCGAACTGCGCCGCCAGGCCGTCCACCTTCGCCTGGGTGAACTGGTAGAAGGTGTTCAGGTCGGCGATCCTGTTGTGGATCCGGGTAACCCACACCAACGACGAGTCGTCGAAGGTCGAGTCGGCGAGGCCGAAGACTGCGAAGTTCGGTGAGGTGCCGTCCGAGATGCGGCACTTGAACGAGGCCGGGTTCCCAGACGCCGCCCAGCCGGCCCAGTACCAGCGACCGCCCATCGGGGTGTAGTCCGGGGCGCAGGCGAACGTCTCCATCGGCACATCGACGTACTCGGTGGTGGCGACGGCAATCTGCGTCAGGCCATCCGATGTTGCGCCGATGGTGGGCGGGATGTCGTCCAGGGCGGTACGGGTGCCCTCAGCGGTCCAGGCGGCCAGGGAGCCGTTGTTGGTGAAGGTGCGGAAGTTGGCAGCCGACCCGGACACGGTCGGGGTGCCCGCCGGGTCCACCTTCAGCGGCATGATCCGCACGTCGCCGATCGGGAACGTCTTACGCCACTTGCTGGCAACAATGTCGTCCATGTAGTAGGTGGCCGTGACGCTCGTCGTGTGGCCCTTACGGACAGTGGTGACCCCACCGGCGGTCATACCGGATGCGCTGGCCTGGGTCTGCGCCACCGAACCGACGGTGTCACCCGGGTCGGCGTCGTAGTCGACCGCCCAGTCGCAGGTGTGCGTCGTGGCCCGCGGGTCATACAGGTAGTCGATGCCGATGTGGACGTCGGCCGCCACGGTCGTGTCGGAGAGAACCTCCGCACCGGTGCCGACCTTCACGCCGATCTTCTGACTCGCTGCCACATACCGGATGACCACACCGTTGGCCAGCGACCCAGCCTCCACCGAGGCCAACTCGGTGTCAACAGATGGCAGGCTTGTCTCGAAGTAGACGTGGAACCGTTCCGACCAGACCGGGATGACGGT